TTGCCATACATGGGCATCAAACGCTCTGCCAAACACCACCTGAGAGCCATAGAGTAGCCTTGTGGGAGGAATATATCCTCATACATGGATTGATAACGGCTAAACAAAGTATTTGCAAACAAATGCAATTCACCTTGTGCGGGGCTAGGCCAAATAAATAAGTTACCCGAATCAGCGCCAGGGTTGAAGTAAACCGCTTTAGGCCACGGGCCATTTAGCGTCTTCAAACCAATCATTTGGTAATCTTGCAATGCCAAAACCGACATTGGGTAGTCCAAACCACCACCCGTAATGGGTTGTCCATTAGATGTAGTGTTAACCCTTACAAATGCAGAATCAATGCCTAAAGGTTTTTGGTAGTAAGCCGTGATTGAAGTGGATGCAACGGTCTGATTGATATTGACTTGGTATGTACCAACTTCATTGATGTTGCCACCAGCGCCCGTCAAAGTCTGAGTAATCTTTGTTCCTGTTGCGATTCCCGTACCACTTAGGGTTTGACCTTGCGCTACTGCACCCGATGCAATACCCGTCACGGTCAAAACATTACCCGAAATTGATCCCGTAAAAGACGCACCAATAAAGTTTTGCGTTGAGGGATTAGGGCCAATCGTGTATTGGGTTTGATTAGGGATAACGGGACAAATAATTTCCGTAACATTGAAAACCATCATGTTTTCGTTTGACCATTGGTCAATTATGTCGTTTAGCATTTCAAACGCATCAAGCGCTGCGTCTGGAGTAGGGGTTTCACCAGCTTCCAATGCACCAATGTCTTTTAGCGCTCTGCTAACAATGTCATAAGGCACAGCCATAGTGATTCCTTAACTTAACTTAAATGTGGGCGGCTTCCAAGGCAAAGCAATTTCTTGTTGTTTTTTGACAGATTCAAGTTGCTCTATTAGCCTTGATTTTATGCTACTTACACCGTCTTGGGTAGTGCCTTCGTCAATCCAATTTGCAACCATTTCCTCGGTCACTTGGGATGTTGGAATTGTCGCCTTTGTAGGGTCAAAGTCCCAATAGCCTTCTGTCTCAATTCGTAGATCATCTTCAATCAAAGAAACGTGATACTTAGCCTGAATAATGGCTTTTGTATCACCCTTTAATTCGGAGATTTTCCAAACAAATCTCATGGGGCATCAGGCCATGTAACAGTCCAAGGGAAACCGCTTTGAGTGGTAATGTCACGCAAGGCTTGGCGATATGTTGCCCATGCAGTCTTGTCCACAGGGCTATCTGCCACTTGCGTCCAATCGCAATCAGCTAGTTTAGTGCTACGTTGCTCACGCACAGACTTGGCTTGTTCTGCGTCTTTCTGAGTGCGATATGCAGCTTCGTTCTCAGCGGCGGTTTTAGCAGGGGCTGTGTCTGTGGCGGGTGTGTCTGTAAAGACAGGGCCAAGGGTGTACTTTGTGTACCACTTACCATCAATCTGCTCAACACCAGAGGCTTGAGAGTATTGGTAATGTGTACCGCCAGTAGCTTGTGGGCCTTCCAAGACTACATCTGCACCCAAGCTGTCTAGGATTTCCTCAGTGGTAGTGCCCCATGATGGGCCACCATTGGCTTTTGTGTATGCACGAAATTCTGCTTCGTACATGACTGCGTTTGATTCACGAATTCGTATTTGCATGATTTTTCCTTATGCGATAGCCAAGAAGATGTATGTTCCACCACTTACGTTGATGGCGGCTAAGATGGCTGAGTTCAACGCAAAGCCTGTTGAAACAGTTGTAACAGAGCCAAGCGTTGCTACTTCACCAGCATTACTGTTAAAAAACCAATACGGGTCTGTCAATGTTGTCATGCCACGGGCGGTGTCATAGGCATACCAATCGCCAACGGCATTTGTGCGTTTTATAAGAACAAACCTTGCGCCAGTTGTAAACCCGCAATCAATTGTTTGTGTTGTGCCGTTGCCTGTGTATGAGCCTACTTTTGAAACCCCAGCACAAGTTGCAAATAAATAAGCGGCATATGTTGAGCCATTACCATTTACGTTGCTGTACGAACCAACAGTAAATACCGAGCTAGTTGGTTCTACTCCAGTAAAACCATTTACGTCATTTTGTACAGCATATGCGCCTTCGCCAGTAAAAAATAATTCAAGATATTTAGATGCAGTGATTGTTTTGTTGTAAACCAACCCGCCATTTGCCGCACTTCTACATTTAACAAACATCAACTCAGGTGCTACTCCCAAGTTATGACTAAATGTTTGCCCTGCTGTTCCCGTCCCTGTATAGCAAACCTCATCAAAGAAGCTGGGGGCGCGTCTTAAAGAATATATGACGCTGTTTAAACCGTTAAGCGCATTACCAATGGTGAACCCCGTATTAGTCCAGTTGTAAGTCCATGCTGTAGAAGATACTTCGGCATCAGACCTATCTGAGCAAAGTTCAGGCATTGCGCCGCCAGTTGCTTTTGCATATCCCCGCAAACGGTCAACCCATCTTGGTACATCAGTACCGCCCAGATATTTTCCAATAGTTAAATCGGGAGTCAATCCAACATTGACAACTGTTCCCGCAGATAATGTTGCTGTGTACGGGTTAAACACACTAGTCCCCACAGTAGGCACTTTCATCGGGCCTCTGCGAATGGCGATGTAGATGTAGGTTGCGCTATTAAGCAATCCAGTTGTGTTAAACCCAGTAGCATTTACTCCATATACAGAACCCCAAGAGGCTTCAGCCGCAGAAGTATTAGGCAATAAAAAAGCTGTACTGGTTGCTGGTGCTACAGGCATTCCACGCATCGTGTCTGTTAAATACCAACCTTGTGCAGAAGTAGTGCATTTAATTAAAACCCATTGCGGCTCATATCCAAGCGTTACGTTGGCGTTACCAGACCCATCCGCAGTAAACGACCCACATGAAATCACATTGTCTGTACCAGTTAGGCCAAAGCCTCCTGCGTCAGACGCAAATAGGTAGGCAACGTAATTTGCGCCAGAAAAGTTAATCTGTGACGATGTTCCAACTGTAAATTCTGTAGATGTAGGACTTGTATTATTCCAAGTAGTGGCGGCTGATAAAGTACCATTAGTAGTGTTTAACAGTAATCGATTACCATTACCAATGTCTTTGTGATAGACGTTCCAGTTTTGACCACCATAAGCATCTATACCTTTAACAATAATGCAGGCAGGCACAGAACCAAGATTATGTGAAATAGCCCTATTTGTTGAATTTCCTGTGAAAGTCACAATATCAAAAAATTTTGGCTGTTTTCGCCAAGTCCAACTAACAAATTTATCGTTAATGTTTCCATGGTTTACCCAACCAAGAGTTGTGTCAGAACCAACAGTAAAACCATTTGTGTTGAATGAAGTAACTGAATCAGTTGAAACTCCAGCCCAATTTTGTTCTCCAGTATCATTTGAAGATATGTAATTACCAACGCCCCTAGCTGAATCCGTTAAATAATGACTATATGCATCAGTTCTTTTTTTAATCCAAACCAATCCACCTTTTGTAGATAAATCAATGCCATTGTTAAATGTTTGTGTAGAAGTTGTGCCTGTATAAACATACGTTGAAAACACATCCTCAATGTAGTTAGGAACAGCGGCTACACCACCACCATAAGCGTCTGTCGTTACGTTGCCAGAAGTTTCTTGTAAAGGCATCGCTAATCCTTATTTGTACTGAGAAACAGAAGCCAACACAGTATAGGTAGCACTTGCAGTTTTAATAACCGCATAACGATAAACATCAAGTCCAGAAGCATTACCCGCTGTCGGTGCGCCACCAATCCACTTAGGCGTTACTGAAGTTCCATCAATGGTCACAGCGCTGTTGTAATAAGCCGTAGCACCTTGAGTAGTCACCAAAGTAAACGTCACAGATTGACCAATAGCCAAAGCCGTGTTTATGCTTGTGCCAGAACTAAACGCAACATTCAACGTCCAGTTGTTAGCCGCACTTGTTGTGTAATATTGAACAGAACCAGATTGAACGTAATAATTGGTAGTGCTAGAGGGCGCAGAAGCCACCACATTAACTGCTTCATTTGTATCCAACAACGATGTTCCAAAAACACTTGATGTGCCGTTAAAGGTCTGTGTTGCTGTAAATGTTGTTGCTGTACCGGGGGCCACATAGTCCGTACCCGCAGTAGCGTTAGCCAACGCACCGCCAGAGTTGGCTTTAAGAATTGCAGTACCAGAAGGAGGAGCTAAGTAGTCCGTACCAGCAGTAGCGGCAGAAATTGCCGTAGCGTTGCCTTTTAAAACACCCGTAATAGATGTTGATAAAGTCAAAGCTGGAGTTGCACCACCAGATGAAGTGCCTGCAAGTCCGTTAGCAGAAACAACAGATACTGCGGTTACGGTGCCTGAACCAGCCGTGCTGGTAGCAATCTTTACGTAATCAGTACCATTGAAATAAACAAACGCTTTTTCACCAACAGCAATAGATACACCAGATTGCCCAGTGGCTTTGAATGTTACTGCGCTGGTAGCACCTGCGTGATCCACCATGTACAGCTTGCTGTAACTGGGGCCTGTGATTACTTTGGTAACAGTTTGTGTGCCGGTAATACGAATCACCATGTACTGCGCAGTGGTTGACCCGATATTGTTTCCTGATGCACTACCTGTGGTGTTGGTCAGCGTAATAGCGCCATCACCTGCAAAAGACAATGTGCCCGCAATGGAAATGTCTACGTAGTCAGAAATACCGTAGTTGACTGTATCGCCCCATGTACCTGAGAGCGTGCCCTGTGTGGGGGTGACTAAGCCCAAGAGAGTCGTTGTAGCTGCCATTTAAATGCTCCTAGGGTGTGGTTGCAATGTTTGTCCAACCAGCGGTTTGGGTATTTCCAATATTTTGCCAGTTTGCGTCTTGTGTGTCATCAATTATTTCCCATGTCTTTCTTACCGATTCACTCGAAGTAATAGCCGCCGTCTCCAGCACACTTGGCCTGTAAGTTGTGCCCGCTGATTCCGTAGACGTAGCCGCCCCAATTAACTCATCCAAGAACTTGGCAAATGTCGCCGCGCCATTCTCAACTGTCGAGGTCGCCGTCGTCTCATTTACAACAAGCCCAAAGTAATCCGTTGCCGCTGTCTCTGCCGTAGAGCTTACTGTAGTTTCAATAACATCCGCGTTAAAGAACGTTCCGACACCCTGCACTGTCGAGGTAGCTGCTGACTCGTCTACAGTCCTTGCAAAAATAGCTGCTATAAACTCCGCTGTAGCTGTAGCCGCTGACTCATTAACCAACTGCGCAAAAGTCGCCGCAACTACCTCTGCTGTACTCGTAGCCGCTGTATCACTTACATTGGCCGTATATCCTGTAACCGCCTCATTTGTCTCGCTAATAGCCGCCGTATCAGTAACTGCAAAAGCAAAAGTGGCTTGAACCGTTTGGGAATCGGATATTGAACCAATACCGCCCCAACTTAAATCCCCCCAAGCCTCACCGCCCCAACCGCTGACTGAAGTAATTGACTCCGCAACACTGACAGAAATTACGTGGTTAGGTACTTCAGAAGTAGCTGTGGCAACGGACTCGGAAACACTGTCGGAAAAGGCAGTTATACCTCCCCAGCCAGCATCACCCCAAGCGCCGTCGCCCCATGCGTAAGCCATTTTACGTCAGTGAGCAAGAGTACGAAACTGCAATAGTGTCACCTGAAACAACTGCTTTAGGACTGCTAAAGTCACCGGCAGAGAACAATGTTCCTGTGGTGTTGTCAATTGTTGCAGAGCCGCCAATGTTGATAAAGCATCCCGCCACTGTACCTGTTGAGGTAATAGAGAACGATGAAGCTGAAGAAGTCGACTTTGTGCAAGTTGTGCCAGTCACAAAAGCTGAAGCACTAAATACTGGGGTTTTGCGGTTGCCAGAATATGTAGGGGCGTTAGCCAAGCCAACTTCCAACCAAGATGCGTGAGATGCTTGTGTATCGGCAACCACGGCTGTGCCCGTACCTTTAAGACCCATAACCACTGCGCCAGCGGCTGAGTTACCAAGGATGGTGTCCAAAGTCAGGTTCTTGCCCACAGTTGTGACCAAATTCTCAATGGCGTCTTCCCACTTCACGTTACCATCTTTGTCATAACAAACGGCAACGTAGCGGCCTTCAATGGTCGCTGTGTCAGAGGGGGCTGTGTTGTAGCTGCAAGATGCTTCGCATTTATCTGAGGCTGAAATTTTATCTGTGGACATGATGACTCCTAGTTAGAAGAACGTATTAACGAAGTGGTTGCGCCGTTAGTTGGCATTGTGATGGTAAACGTGGTGGTAGATGTTTTGTCTGAACCAAAGTCTAAGACGGCAATTGCTTTGCTGCCCTTAGTGTAGTTGTAGATCAACGCGCATCTAGCTGTGATTGCGCCTGTCCAAGCAATGTTGGGAAAGCTCACATATGCTGTATAGCCAGAAGTACTTACCGTAATAGGAGTCAATTGCGAACCACCAGTAGGGTATGTGCCCGTAGCAGCTACTTCGTTAGTTGTGCTGTATACAGTTGTATCAGCATTCAAGTCGGCATTAGCCGTGTACAGAGCAATCTTAATAACGTCTGTCGTCAAGTCATGAATGCCTTGATACAACTGCGCTTTGAAGCTGGTGGTTTGGGTTTGGACAATCGCCATATCAAGTTACCTTCTGACGGAACTGACCAGATCGGTAGGCGTCTTGACGCTCCATACCATCGCCCAAACGTTTTGCCAATGCCAAAGCTTCCATGAACTTGGTGTTGTACAACTGCATCATGTCAGTCTCACCCTTCATGTAGGTATAAGCCTCAACCAAAGATGCGTACAAAAGCACCGTATCAAAGTTATCACCAAGCCATGTCTTGCCATCTGATGCCACCGTAATTGATTCCGGGTAATAGTAATAGTGCAATTCAACGCTATACGAGGAATCTGGCGTAGGGCCAAGAATAAAAGACAACTCATCTGAAATAGTACTACCCGCTACAGCGGGGCCAAACAGAGCGTAGTATTTTGGAATAGCTGTGTCTGTTGGCTGTGGGTACGCTTGGCGAATAAAGTTAACGTCTTTGTTAAGCAAATACTCGTAGTTGCCACTGGCGTCAATTACCGCCATAGAGTACACCGCCAAAAAATCCAGTGGGCACTGCAAATACTTATTGTTTACAGTAGTCACACCCGTCACGTTCTTACGAATAGATGGGAACTGAACCGAGTTATAGATGCGCTGCTCAGCCTGCGTAACGAACACAGGAATATTAGCCACGAAGTTTGTTTCCGTGTTTTCCGTGTACGCTTGAATAGCGTTTTTAAGAGCAGTGTAATCCATGTATACCTCAACCCATAGGGCCGCGTGACATCACACCTTTGGTCGCGCATCCAGTACCACGCATCTTGATGCCAGATGTTTTGGTAGGTTCGTTACCAGCAGATTTGCTGATACCACCAACGCTCACATCGTAATTTTCAAGTTTACTGCGGTTGGGGCCAGAACCGGGGTTCTCAGCTACACCTACAGGCGCACCACTCATGGTGTGCGGCTTAGCATAAGCAGAAGCAGGTAGATTGTTAATTTTGGCCATGATATTAACCTGTGGTTTGGTTGTTAGCACGAGACAAGTTACGTCCCAGACGCATGCGGTCATCGGTTGTGGGGCCACCCTTTTTCAACTTTAAAGCTGTGCCCTTGCCGCCTTTGTGTTCTTGCTTGTCGTGCTGCTTGAACGCTTTTTTAATCAGAGCAACGTCTTGCTTCTTGTCTGACTTCATGTCTTCTTTTGCCATATTAAGCTCCTATGAAACTGTTATCGTAACTGTACCAACAAACGTCGTTGCCACCAAGTAGTTTGGCGTCAAAGCGACATCAAAATTACTCGACCCACCAACTGGGTTCCAACCCCACTGAACATCCCGCGAACCGCCAGTCAGACTGCCAGTAGCGCTTACCCCTGCCGTCACGTACGTTGTGTCCTTACGCGGGTTACGCACTGCCTGCGGATCATCCACTGGGTACATACCCAAC